GTCGATGTTGAGCCGATCAAGGGCAAGCGATTCCGTAAGACCTTCAAGACCAAGGGCGAGGCTCAGCGCTTCGAAGCGACGTGCCGATCCAAGCTGATCGAAAGCCCGCAATGGTCACCGAAACCGAAGGATCGGCGTCGCCTGTCCCAACTGGTGGAATGCTGGGGGCGTCTGCATGGTGGTTCGCTGGCCGACTACGAAGGTCGCCGCGTCATCATGGATCGCATGGTCGAACGCCTGAAAGACCCTGTGGCCATAGCGTTCACTGCTACCGATTTCGCGGAGTACCGCGCCAAGCGACTCGCGTCCGGCATCAGCCCGAAAACGATGAACAATGAGTTGTCCTATCTGCGGGCGCTGTTCAATGAGCTGCGGCGACTTGGTGAAATCGAGTTCGAGAATCCGCTCTCGATGCTCAGGGCGATTCGGGTGCAAGAAAGGGAACTCTCCTACCTCGACAGCCATCAGATCGACCGGCTGTTCCAGGTACTGCGCCGCATGACGCACCCGCATGTCGAACTGATCGCCATGATCTGTCTGGTAACGGGTTGCCGATGGGGTGAAGCGCAAGGGCTCACGATCAGCCGGGTGGGCGATGGCATGCTCCAGTTCGTGAACACGAAGTCGAAGCGTCGTCGTGTGGTGCCGATCGATTCGAAGCTAGCGGAGCGGATACGCCAGCACCTTCGGCAACACGGTGCGTTCACCAACTGCCGCGATCGGTTCGATGAAGCGGTTTCGCGGGCCGGGCTGCGGTTGCCTGCGGGACAAAAGTCGCATGTGTTGCGGCACACCTTCGCCTCACACTTCATCGCGAACGGTGGCAATATCCTGACCTTGCAGAAGATTCTCGGTCACTCGTCCCTGGCGATGACAATGCGATACGCGCACCTTGCGCCCGATCATCTGCAAGACGTGTTAGCGTTTGGGCCTGCTAGGGATTTTCGACACTTCTTCGACACTCCCGCCTCTGAACGACAGTCTGGGCAGGAAAATTCCTTGTAAATCAATAAGGAAGGCAATCGCACCCGGTGGTGCGGCCGGGCTTCAAACCCGGTTGGGGGCGGCAGCCGTTCCCGGGTGAGTTCGACTCTCACTGCCTTCCGCCATCCGCCCCCGCTCCATCCTCGCCGTCACGCCGCGACAGTCTGCCTCAATTCGCAATATCAAAAAGCCATCGCACTCCAGCGCGAAGCGCGTCACAATCGCGGTTTTTCTTTCCAGGGACAGGAGAGGCCGTAGTGGGTAATTCGCCAGAAGAGCGTCGTGCGTTGCATGCGCTGCGTGACCATATCGACTGCCTGCTGGCCGAAGGAGCGTCCGTCGTCGGTCGCGACCCGGTGCAGCTGAGTTTTCAGGGTCGTACGTTGACGGTGCAGCACGGGATACTGCTCAACGAGAACGGCCACCAGGACCTGATCGAGACGCTGGCCGAGCTGGAGTGGACGAACAAGCGCACTCGCGATCTGGCCATCGATATCTGCATCCGCCAGCTGGACCATGCGATCAAGGCGAGCTGTTTCGAGGTGCTGGACAGCTCGACGCCGGACAAGCCATGAGAGGTCTGGCGCAACGCGGTCAGCGTCTTTGCGCGGCTTGAGATGGCTGAAGTCATCTACGCGCCTCCAGTACCGCTATTTCCACTGCAACGCCTGCACATGGGCGTTGGCCGGGTCGAAATTGTCCAGCCGCATGCGTTCGGCGATGGCGGCTTCGGCGGCCTTGCCCAGCGGGAACTCCTCGCGCACCGCACCCCAGTCTTCCGGCCTCAGGCGGACCATCCAGCCATCGCCGTAACAATCCTGA